CGTGAAAGATCGCGCGGATCCCGAGGACGTCGATCACGTGACCTTGTTGTATGTGCCGAGCGACAAGGAGATCACCGAGGAGGTCGCAAGCAAGGCCGCGGCGGCGGCGAGAGACGCGCTCAAGAAATTCGAGCTCGGGCCGGTCAAGGCCCGGTTGCAGGGTTGGGGATATTTCGACGGCGCCGAGAAAGGCGAGGAGCGGAGCACCGCGCTCGTTGCTCTCCTTGACGCTCCCGGGTTGGCCGAGGTGCACCTCGTGCTCAAGGCCGCGCTCACCGAGGCCGGTCTCCCGGCCGACGAGCAGACACACGGGTTTGTTCCGCACGCGACGCTCGCATATCTCGAGGCCGGCGAGCGGATCGAGAATCTCCCGGAGCTCGGCGACGAGATCGTGATCAACGAGCTTGAGCTCGTGCACTCTGAGACCTACCGGATCCCGATCGGAGGCAAGGTCGAGAAATCGGATCCGCGTTCCGACACGCCGTGGGATCCCTCTCACCTCGAGGACCGAGCGAGCGAGCAACTTGTCGCTCGACATTGGGATTTGCACCTCGAGTTTCGGCAACCCGGCCGGCCGACGAGTGCGCTTGTCAACGAGCACGCGCGGATCGTCGACGAGCTTTTCGGCCGCGGTGTGAAACATCCGGCACCGCCCGACAACGGGCTCGACGATCTCTCGGAGGATTTCGAGGAGTATGAGAGCAAGCAACCCGACTGGACACGACCCATGCGACCAAAGATCCTCGACGACCTCGAGAAACGGGTCGATCCGAATCCGGGAGTGTTTGCCTCGCCGGGAGGCAAGGCGCGGATCGCCGAGGCGCTTGTCAAGATGCTCCCGTCGCATTCAACCTATGTCGAGCCTTTTGCCGGAGGCGCCGCGGTGCTTTTCAAAAAGGAGCCGTGCGACGTCGAGGTGCTCAACGATCTCGACGAGTCGATCGTGCAAGCGTACAAAGACGTCAAGGCGATCACGAACGCCGAGCTCGAGCAACTCCGGGGCAAGGATTGGGTCGGCAAGCGTGCGACGTTCCGGCGACTGCACAAATCGCAACCGAGCAACCGGGTCGAGCGGTTGTATAAATTCTTGTACGTCTCGTTTTTCTCCTACGGGTCGACGCGCGGCAAGGGATACAACCCGGTTCGCGACGGCCGCAACCCGGTTGACACGATACTCGGCCGGATCGAGCGCGGCCGCAAGCGACTCAAGGGAGTGCGTCTCATGTGCGGCGACTACGCCGCGACGATCAAAGCGCACGACAGCAAGGGAACGGTTTTCTTTCTCGATCCGCCGTATGCCGGTTATTGTGCCGACCTCGGCGAGGGCAAGTTCGACGAGGAGAAATTCGTCGAGACGCTCAAGAATCTCAAGGGCAAGTTTGTCTTGACCTACGGCGCGAGATCGAAACTCATGTCGAAACTTCGCGCGGCCGGATTCAAGATCAAGCGGATCGCGATCCCCCGCACCGGTCTCGGTCTCACGTCGCGCGACGAGAAAGGCGAACGCCGCACCGATCTCACGACGCTCGTTGTCTCGAATTTCGAGACGACAAAAAAGGCCGCGGCCGGAGAGGAATTCCTCGTCGACGTGACCGACGGCGAGATCGTCGAGCTCGAGAAACGACTCGACCCGGAGGCGCCGCGGCGATTCACGGTTCACCGACACTGGCGCGGCGGCGAGTCGCACGTTGACTTGAGGATCGAAAAGGGCAACCTCCTCGAGGGTTGGTCACTCGAGCAGAATCCGACCAACGCGGAGCCCGTCGAGACACTCGCGGCCGCGCAGGAAATCGGCGGCGATTGGTTCCAACGGGAGGAGACCGCGGCCGTGCGAAAGGACTTGCACCCGCTCAAGTGGCTTGACGTCGAGGGCGTGACCAAGCGAGGCGAGGGCGGGCAGGATCCGATCGGCGGCAACTCGGAATTTCCGGGTGTGTTTCATATTGTCGAGAAAGGTCTCGCCGAAATCGGAGCGGTCAAGCCGTGGTTGCGCGAGTTTTGGTTGCACGGCGAGCTCGGCCGGTGCCGGTTGATTCTCAAGCAAGTCGCTTTTCCGATCGTGAAAGCACGACACTCGAGGTCGCGTTGCATGTTTGAAGGGTGCAAGCGAGCTCCCGAGGTCGACGTGTTGTGGGCCGACGGCCGCGGGCGCGCGTGGTTTTGCGAGGAGCACCTCGAGGCATGGAAACAGGGATTCAAGGATCGCGGTGTCGAGGGATATCTCGAGATCGTCGGTGAGAAAAAAGTCACGACCGGAGAGGTGCCGGAGAAATGGGCCGACGTGCACAAGGGCGTCGACGTGGTCGTCGTGACCAAGGAGATCCCACCGAGCGAAATTGGATCGAGGTGGATCGCAACCCGGCCGGAGAATCCGATGCCGTATGTGCTCGGGCTTGACGCGGTCGAAAAGGGTTGGATCCCTCCGACCGGGATCTCCGCGCTCCCGGCCGGCGTCCGAAAACAGATCCCGGAGGCGTTCCGATATTGGGAAAAGGAGAACGCTCTCGAGACTCGCGATCGACTTGTCGAGGAGATCCAGGACGGCAAGATCAAGGTCAACCTCACGAAACGGATCGACATGGTCGAGGCGCAACTCGAGGTTCCGATCCAGAAAGTCGACACCGACAAGCGACTCGTGACCGGCGTTGTGCTCGAGCCCGACGAGGTCGACGCACAAGGCGACACGATCGACGAGGAGGCGATCGAGCGAGCGGCGCATAATTTCCTCGCGAGGTACAACAAGGAAACCGAGATCGGCAACCTACACAAGATTTTCGGGCAAAACGGTCTCGAGCTCGTCGAGAGTTGGATCGCGCCGGTCGATATGAAGCTCGGCAAGGGAAAAGTCAAACGCGGAACGTGGCTTATGACAATTCGCGTGCTCAACGATCACACGTGGCAACAGGTCAAGACAGGCGAGATCACGGGTCTCTCGATCGGCGGCACCGCGTCGGTTATATGAAAGGTCTTGACATGGGGCGTTCGACCTTGGCACAATTGCAGCAATCGAAAGGCGTTCGGCAGTCGGAGATCATGGCGAAATACGACGAGAGCATTCAGGCGCGGAAATTTTACGGACAGGTGATCCTCACCTATGAGGACGGCAACCTTGTCAACGTGAAAGAAACGCGCAACCTGAAACCCGATCAACTCGTGCGGGTGCTCGGCGACAACAACGTCGACGTTTGAGGTTTTGAAAAGCTAGAGGGTATCGGATCAACCGAGCCCCGATGTGTGCTCCGCGCATGTCGGGGCTTTTTGCGTTTTGAGGTTGCCATGTCCGAAAAAGCAAAGCGACGGTTGCTTGAGGTTGAAGTTGACGAGGTTTCGCTCGTAGATCGAGCGGCCAATTTGAGACGGTTCCTAGTAATCAAACGACTGGAGGAAAAAGAAATGGGAGCTTTCAAAAAAGACGAGATCAAGAAAGGCGAGGAGATGACCGAGGAGGAAAAGAAGAAAGCCGAGGAGGCCAAGAAAGCCGAGGAGGCCAAGAAAGCCGAAGCGGTCAAGAAATCCGAGGAGGAGATCAAGGAGATCCTCAAGGCCATGAACCCGGCCGCGGTTGCCGGGATGCTCCGCGGTCTCAAGGGCGCACCCAAGGAGGCGGTCGACGCTCTGATCCAGTGGGCCGAAGGTCAGGCGAAAAAGGCCGAGACCAAGAAGTCGGCCGACGGTGACGGCGACGATCCTCCCGCGGATCCTCCCGCGGATCCCCCGGCCGATCCCGAGCCGGCCGATCCCCCCGCGGATCCCCCGGCCGATCCCGAGCCGGCCGAAGTCAAGAAAGCGGCCGTCGAGATCCACGACGACGGCACCGTGATCGTCAACGGCGCTCCGGTGGTCAAGGGCAAGACGTTCACCCCCTCGCGCAACAGCGCGATCAAGGAGGTGATCGGCAAGCTGATCAAGCTGGCCGGCGACGTCGGTGATTCCGAGACCCTCAAAGCGATCGCCGACATGGTCAAGGAGCTCCCCGACGACGCGAATCCGGGACAAGGAGTCAAGGCCGTCGGCACGGCCGGAGGCGTCGCGCTCAAGAAAGCCGAGGAGGAGATCGAGAAACTTCGCAAGGAGCTCGACGAGGCCAAAGCGGAACGCGCCGACGTGACCAAACGACTCGACGAGATCGAAAAGACCCGCGAGCCGAGCAAGTCGGTCGACGGCGACGGCGGCACCGACAAAGAAACCATGAAAAAGGAGTTTTGGGACGGCGTGATCTAGCACGTCGACCGGAGCTCTCTCAACCGATCTAAGAAGTCAAAGGATCACTTTCGATCGAACCTTTCAAGGAGGAATCAGTCATGCCCGAAAGAGTCTCAAACGAGGAGTTGGTGCAGAAAGCCCTGATCGAGACCGGTGCGCTCTCGGCGGCCGGCAAACTCAACCCGGCGCAAGCCGACAAATTCATCGACTATGTTGTCGATGAGAGCGTGTTGAAAAACAACGCGCGCGTCGAGCGGTTCCGCAACGAGACGCTCGAGATCGACAAGATCGGGATCGGCCGGCGCGTCGCGTTGCCGAAAGCCGAAGCGGCCGACCCCGGTCTCCGGCGCGGGATCGAGACGAGCAAGATCGTGCTCGAGCCCCGGACCGTCGCGGTGCCTTTCGAGGTCTCCGACGAGTTCCTCGAAATCAATCTCGAGGGTCAGGCACTAGCCGACAAGATTGTGCAGCTTATGGCGCGCCAGTTTTCAAACGACCTCGAGGAGTTGTATTTGTTCGCCGACTCCCTCGGGCCGTCGATCGTCGAGAGCGACTATCGCTCGGGCGGATCGGCAACTCAGCACGTCAAAGACGAGTATCTCGGTCTCCTGCCAAGTCCGGGCGGGTGGTTGCGTCGTGCCGACTCCGGTCACGTCGTGGATCACGAGGGCGCAAACATCGGTCTGTCGGTGTTCGGCAAGATGCTCCGCAACATGCCGCAGAAATTCAGGCGCAACAAGGCCGCGCTCCGGTTTTTCATTGCGCCGGATCTTTCTCAGTTGTACGTCGAGAAACTGAGCACCCGGGCAACCGGTCTCGGCGACGCCTCGGCGGCGGGCGCCGATCACCGGCCGTATGGTGTGCAGTTGGTCGAGGTGCCGTTGTTCTCGTTCCTGCCCAAGGTCGTCGAGCACGTGACCTTGACCAACGAGGATCCGATCGCGCTCCGGTACAAGCCGGTTCAGAATGAGGTCGTGACTCCGTCCGATCTCGCCGGCACCCCGACGACTCCGTATGTCGAGGGCACCGACTACAACATGGATTATGCCAACGGGACGATCGCTCGCGACGCCGGAGGCTCGCTCCCGACGCCGGTCACCGTCAAGATCACTTACGAGGCGAATCCTCAACTGTTGCTCACGCATCAGTCGAATTTCGTTCTCGGCATCGGGCGGGATATCAAGATCGAAAAGGATCGCGATATCTACCGCGGTGTCTGGTCTTACATGGTCACCGCAAAGGTTGCCGCGCAGTTCGAGGAAACCGATGCGTTGGTCAAGGGCGTCAACATCGGCCAGGGCGTGTAAGCAAGCGCCAGTGATCGAGCGACGCTCACAGGAAACCCCCCGGCGAGTGCACGAATGAGGTGTGCTCGCCGTGGGTGTTCCGATTTCGGGCTATCGCTTGGGCAAGGAGGATCTCAAGATGGCACGATCAAGAGTCACACTCAAAGAGGGTCGATCTTTTTCGACCGCGCGCCGGACTTTTTTGCTAGACCGGCCGGTGATCATCGGGAACGAAACCGAGATCGCCGAGCTCAAGGGGAACAGTCGTTTCGAGGTCGAGGATCTCGACTCCCCGGGTCCGGCAAAGCAGAAAGCGACCAAGCCTCCCCCGGCAAAACCGGAGACCAAGCCGGAGACCAAGCCGGAGGAGAAATCGGCGCCGACCTCGGGACCGATCACGACCTCGTCTCTCGCGAAGTCGACCGAGTCGACCTCGAAACCGGCGAAGTCGAAACCCGCGAAGCGGAGCAAGGCGAAGTCGGGCAAGAAAAAGTCAACCAAGAAAGGATAGGTCGACATGGCGCGAGTGAGAATCCAGGTTGCGGCCGGTCGACCTTTCCAGGTCGACGATTTCGGGCCCGAGGTGTCGCGCTCTCGAGAGGGCGCGATCTACTTCCGGCCGGGCGTGCTCACGGTCACGACCGAGGAGCTCGAGCACGTCCGGGCGAAGTATCCCGAGCACGGGGCCCGGATTCGGGTGCTCGGGTGGGTCAAGGAGGCCGGTGTCGCGGGTGACACCCCCCGGGAGACACCGTCTCCCGGCCGGCCGGCTGAAAAGCCCCAGGAGGCGCCCGAGGCGCCGGCCGCGGGCGAGGAGCCGGGCAAGACCGAGGAGCCGTCGGAGACGGCCGGAGACGCCTCGACAGGGGCAAAACAGGCGCCCGAGGCGCCAGAAACAGCCGAAAAGCCGAGCTCGAGCACCGAGGAGGCACCACCGGTCGGCGAGGCCGGCACCGGCGAGTCGAAACCCGACTCGGCCGAGGAGGCCGACAAGGGCAAGGGCAAGGAGAGCGGCAAGGGAAAGCGCAAGCGTAGGAGCAAGAAAAAGTCGAGTTGATTGCGACCTCGTTTGGCGGTGCTCAAGAGGAGTCGCGCATTGTTACGGGTACACACATGCGACGGTTTGACCTCAACATTTGACCTCGAGGACAAGGAGCAAGCGGAGCGGTGGTTGCAATTGTTGAAAGATCCAAAGTTCCAAGAGTCGATCACGGGATTGACGATCTCGCACCGCGGGGTTTTGTTTTCTCTGTCGAGGCCGCAAGGATTCCAGCGTCAATTTTATTTCGCCGAAAGGGTCGAACCCGTCCCTCAGAAAAAGATAAAGGGGGGCGAGCGCCTCCTGTGCTATGCCGACGACGTCCGAGTCGGTCTCATGGTGCACGAAGCGCAACGAGCGGTTCGAGTAACACTCAACAAAACCGGACGACAAAGGTTCAACCCTTTCTTACGATAGGAGGTTTCAAATGACAGTTTCCTTGCAACGTGTGGATCAGATCCACAAACCGGACAACTTCGACGATTCCCTCAACGCCGCGTCGGTCGCGGGCATCGAAGGGTCGGCGGTCGACTATGCCGATTTCGTGACCGGTATTCTCTCGCAGATCAAGAGGATCATTCACGGGAGCGCGGCCGGCAATTGGCACGATGACATTGAGAGTGCGGCCGACTCAATGGTCGACCTCTACAACCGGGCGACACTCGAGGGCAAGAACATCCTTGTAAATCGCCTCAACCTCAACGACGTCTCGGTGCCGGCGACGCAAAACTACGTCGCCTTGACTGGCACCGGCAAGCCCGACAAGAACATTGCGATCTCGGTTTCCAATCAAGGAGCCGTGACCGCGCAACTCGCCGGCGCGATCGGGTCGCACAGTCTCGACGAGATTTCCGGGTCGAATGCGCTCCGGCCAAAGAGTCTCGTCGCGGTTTTCGACGGATCGACAGGAGATCCGATCCTGTCCTCCGGCCGTCGGGTATGGGCTTTGTTGCAGGTCGGATCGGCCGCGACCGACGGAAATGCGTTCGGCGACACCGGCAACGATCAGGGTCAACTCTCATTCGTGAGAGCAAACTCGACCTACGCCGATCTTGAGGCGTGTCCGGTCGCGGATATCGAAAGCACCGATATCGTGTATGCGTTCACGTGGCGCGACGATCTCAACGACATGCCCGAGGAGTTTTTCCGGGGCGATATCGAAAGCGCGGATCCTCAGTCCGGCGTCGTGGTATCCCTCGACTCGGCATACGACGGCGGGCAATACATGGAGGTCGACGGCAACGACGTCGACATTCGTCTAGCCGACACGAAATCGTGGATCTTCCGCAACGGCGCGGCGGGACAGATCATCTTTCAGTTGACCCGCAACGACACGACCGGCGACACCCTCACGCTCACCCTCGACGGTCTCGACGTCAACGTGCCGTCGGGGCAAACGAGTTTCTCGCAGGGGATCGTGGTCGACGACGACGATCAGGATATCAACATCGGCGTGACTCAGGGAGAGATCGACTCGACCGCGCTCACCGTCGAAGCAACCGCGGGCGACTTGCTCGCGAAAGCCTCGGCCGACGTGAAATTCCAGACCGTGCGCGAAACGACCGCGTTGCCTCTCGACGACGCGACGACCGGCGCGATCTCCGGCGTGGGATCCGGGAGTCATGCGTCGATCGCGGCCGCGATCAAGGATGCTTACGAAAACGGCGGCGTCGATCTGACTCTCAAGATCACCGTGCTCGCGAGCAACTACGGGCAAGGCGTCAACATCCCGGGAGCGATTCAGGATATCACGGCGAATCCGATCGACATGACCTCCCCGTCGACGGTCGAGCAACTTGTGTTCCTCAACGGGCGCCTCTTGCACGGCGGCAGCGTCACAACCAAAAACGACGTTTATGTCGGCGACACTCCGGGGTCGGGCGACATAAAGGTCGATTTCCCGAAGGGAGTAAAATCGGGCGACGTGATCATTTCGGCGGTATTGGCGCAGTAAACCGATAACCTTTTGACGCGATTGGCTCTCTTGAGAGAGCTCAAGCGAGAGGTGGAATCATGGTTGACAAACTCGAGGACATACACGACGACAGCGTGCGAGGCAAACTCACCGGCTTTCAAGAGAACGCCGACGAGCTCGGTGCGGAGATCCTCCGGTTGCGGAAAGCGGCCGAGGACAAGGCCGCACTTGTAACCGCGGCAAGCGCGATCGAGAAACGTCTCAAGGCAATATGGGACAAGGTCTCGGCGGATCTCAAGGCCGAGTTATTCGATCACGACGAGGCCAAGATTCGCGCGGACCAAGCGAGGATCATGGTCGAGACCGTGCGAGAGATCGTGCAGATCAATGCCGAGGAGGCCGCGTCAATGAAAGGCAAGGTTTCCGGCCTTACGCTCGCGGTCGACCGGATCCAGGCGAAGTTCAATCAGGAGGCCGCGAAGTATGAGCGGCACGCGGCAATGGAGGCCGAGGAGGATGCACTCGCGGCCGAGCGTGGTCGGTCTCGAGGTATTCCAAAACGGCAAAAGGCGAAGTCGAAACCACCGACGAAACGAAAGCCGGCGAAGCGCAAGCCGGCGAAAAGGAGCAAGCGGCGTTGAGCCCGACACCCGACAGATTTCCTGGCACCCGGGAGGAAACCGAGATCAAGATCCTCCCCGAGAGCTCGGATCCCTCCGAGGAGGGAGTGATCCGGCTTGTGTCGGGAAACTTTCGTATGCGAGACGGGCTCGGAGTTTTCAACCCGCGTTCCGGGAGCGGTGGTCTCACCGAGGGCGATCACAAGGTGCTCGATTTTCTCGGGCACGCGATCGTCGAGGATGCTTACGAGGAGATCACTTACACCGGGAGCAAGGTCTCGAATGTCACGATCTGGACCGACTCGGGCAAGACGATCAAGATCCGCGAGTATCAATACACTTACTCGGGAAGCAAGATCAGCACCGAGACGATCATTCAATACAACGGATCGGGAGTCGAGGTTGAGCGGTTGGTTTTGACGTACACTTTCACCGGTAACAAGGTGTCGAGTATCGACTATGAATACTCGACACCATAGGAGCTCGGATCATGCCGGTTGTGATCCCAGGACAGACATTCCCGGTCGCGCTATTCGACGACGTCAACGAGATTGCGCTCGCGGTTGCCGATGGGGTTGCACTTCCGGCGAACACTCGCGGATTGATCATTGCGTCGGTCGACGGCGCGGGCGACGTGCATTTTGTTCAATCGGACAGCGAGGGCAACTTGCGGGTCGCGAGTCAACCCCCGCAACCTCCGGCCGGCACGACCGAGTTTGTGCTTGCCGTCCCGGATGGGAGTCTCGAGATTTCGGCGCCTCCCGATTATCACGAAACGGAGTCGTCGGTGATCGGGAGCTCCGTCGATTTGTATTTGCAGTCATTCACCGCGGGCGCGGGAGGAGATCCGAGCGAGCGAGGGAGTCGGATCGATATCTTATGGCGCGAGGGAGCGGGCCCGACCGATCACGTGGTCGAGCGGGTCTATATCTCGGGACAGTCGGTCACGATCACCTTGCCGGACGTGCACAAGGCGCGCGACGGCCAGGCGTTGACCGGCGACGGCACGACAACGAAACTCGTGATCCGCAGATATCGTTTGTCGAATGCAGATCAAGAGGTTGACGCAGTCGTGAGAGGTTATACCGAGTAGGAGAATTGAATGCCGGTTCAGGTACAAGGCACAGTTGATCTTGACGCGCACGTGGCACCCGGCCGCGTGAAAATGCACCAAGACCTCTCGATCATGATCAACCCGTTTTCGTATGAGGTCGACGGCAAACGGAATCACTACGCCGGCGTTTTGGGACAGTCGGTCACCGACGACGCGACAAACTATGTCTACCTCAACACGGCCGGCACCTTGCAAGTCAACACGACCGGGTTCCCGGACGAATCGCATATCCGACTCGCTCGGGTGATCACCCTCGACGGATTGATCCGGGACATTATCGACGAGCGCGTGCTCCTCACCGGATCTCTGGATCTCGAGATCACGTATGCGACGAGCGGCGGGCAGAGCTCGACAACCGAGACGACCTATCAACAGAAACTCCGACTCACGACGCCGGATCTCCCATTGGGCGACTACTTGATCGAGTGGTATGCCGAGGTCAAGCACAGCAACGCGACGCAAAGTGAGTATGTGCAAGCGAGGGTTGAGGTCGACGATACCAGTGAGATCGGGATCTGCGAATGGTGTTTTCCGGCATGGGACGATTTCGGAGGCATGTCGTTTGCCGAGAGCGTTTCCGGCGTGCACACTTTCGATCTCGACTTTCGCATACAAGGCGGCGGGACGGCATATATTCGGCGAGCTCGGATGCTCTTTAGGAGGCTCAAGTGAGTTTCAAAACCACAAAGAGCTTGACCGATTTCGCGAACGATGCGATCGACGCCGACAAGTTTTTCGCGGAGCACGCCGCGAGCTCGATCGCCGTCAAGCTGATCATGATCGAAGTGCAAGACGACGGCGCCGTCGATCTGTATCACGAATCAGAACCAACGACCTCGGAGAAAACGACTCTCGACACGTTGGTCGCGTCGCACGACGGGCAACCGACGATGAAATTCCGATACCTCGCGCCGACAAAGTTGGTTCCGGGCGAGGTCGACGTGACAGAAAACGCAAACTGGCAAGACCTCGGCGCGACCGTGACGACTCTCGGGAGTTTTGTTTCTGATGCGTCGAAAGCATGGGGCCGAGTTGTCGGCGAGGTGAAAGCAGACGGATCCGGCGCGGAGTTGAGAGTGATCCGGGAGAGCGACGGCGCGGTGCTCATGGCCGCGGTGCACAGCGTGAGCGACACGGCCGAGGCATGGGTGCACGTGCAATTTTGGGTCACACAAAACCAGCCGACCGACACCGATTGCTTTATCTTGCAAGCCCGGCGAAACGGAGCAACGTCGTTCAAGGTGCGTTATGCGAGCATGTCGTTGCTTGAGAGGTTTGAATGAGCAAGCGTTCCACATGGCCGAAGTGGGTCACGATCGGGATTCTGATCACGGTCGCGGTGATCCTGATCGGTTGGGATATATACGTCGCAGTCAACGACGAGGAGGGCGACACGATCTCCGAGATCCTGTTGTGGGTCGGCGAGCACCCGATCCTCCCTTTCGCGTTTGGTGTGCTCATGGGTCACTTGTTTTGGCCGCAGTATAAGAGGCGCGAGGCATGACCGATTATCACGAAAGCAAGGTCGTCGCTTTGATCGGCGTTCCGAATGGGGCCACAAAGCAATTCACGGCACCCTCGGCATTCGTTGCGGGATCCTTTCGCCTTGTGCTCAACGGTCAAGTCTATGAGCCGACCGACGACAAGTTCGGTTGGACCGAGATCAGCGACACGGTTGTCGAGCTCACGACGGCGCCGCGCACCGGCGACGTCTTGCAGGCTTTTTATCAAGAGCTTTCGGCCGTGCCGGGAGTCGGCAACGTGAAAGGATCTCCCTTTCACCCGACCGACTCTTACCCATAGGAGAGGACAATGCCGTTTCCCAACGAGCACGCCGCGAGGCAAAAGGATCCGGGACGGTACAAGTCGTTTCGTCGGATGCGGCCGAAAGGTTTCCCGGCCGGGATCGATGCGATCATTGGGATCCTTGGTCGCGGGTTGAGCGAGATCCAGTCGTTGCGATTCGACAAGGAGAAATGGTCACCGGAGGCCGCGCGCAAGTGGCTCAAGGAGCACGGGTTCAAGACCGAGCTCGAGCCCGCGGGCAAGCCAAAGGAGAAAGTCGAAAAGACGTTTTGGGACGGGGTGATCTGACATGAGACGGATCGCGATTCTGTTGACGGTGCTCGCGGCGTTCGCGTTCGGGTGTGCGACGTCAAGCAAGGGAGCGAAAAAGGAGACCGAGGTCGAGGAGCCGAAGGAAAAGAAAGCCGACGACGAGCTCCCGGCGTGGTCAAAATTTCCCGAGGAGAAAACCGACGACGAGGAATCCGAGGAGTAGGTTATGCCGGCGCTTGCAAGAGGACAGGAAAACACACCGTCGATCATCAATTGGTTTACGACGGTCAACGGTGTGCTCACCGATATGTTCGCGGTCGAGTTTCAGATTTGGGATATCACCGGAGGGTTGCCGGGCACCGTGATCTTTCCGACACCGGGCGACGCGAATGATTGGGAGGATGTGACAAGCAACGCGGGTCACTACTCGGTCGGGCACTATTACGCATACGACTCGGGCAACGCGCAAGGCTGGACTCCCGGACTCGCCGAGCCGATCGGAACGCACCGGATCAAGTGGCGTTGGAAAGCGACGGCCGCGGCGCCGTACCAATCCGACGCCGAGGATTTCGAGGTGCTTGTGCAGTCGGCCGGGAGCTCGACCGACACGTACATTTCGGTTCAAGACGTGCGCGACGAGGGTCTCGACGTTGCGACGTATCCCGACGACAAGGTGCTCGCCTATATCAATATCTGGCAAGCATTTCTCGAGCGCGCGTGCCGGCAATGGTTCAACGCGCGGTCGTTGATCCTCGAGGTCGACGGCGACGAGACCGACACGATCTTTCTCGGCGTGCCGATCATTTCGATCGACTACGTCAAGATCAACAACTCGGGCGAGGAGCTCGACGAGACGTTGTATCGGGTCTACAACCGCAACGGAACGCTCGACGACAGGCACAACCCGAAAATCTGCCTTGTCGGGCCCGACGCCTATCAAGATATTTTCGTTGCGCCGGTCACATGGGGCCGGTTGCGGTTTCAGAAAGGGCGACAGAATCAGGAGATCAAGGGGATCTTTGGGTACGTCGAAAGCGACGGGTCAACCCCGCACCTGATCAAGCGCGCGCTCCTCAAGCTAGTGATCGAGAAACTCACCGAGCCGATCTATGATGCCGCGGCCGGGAGCTCGGTCGCGCCGATCCTCGGGTCGATCCTCGAGGAGGAAACCGACGATCACCGAATCAAGTATTCCGGGGCCCCGGTTACGGAACGCCGGCCGGGTCTCTCGGGGATCACCGAGGATCCCGAGATCCTCGACATAATCAAATTGTATCGGGCGCCGATCGGAGTCGCGGCGCCGTCGCATTGGAGTATCACGTGACCTTGCCTCGTCTCATACACCCGATCGACGTGACGATCGAAAAGATCGTCAAGGCGTCGACGTATTACGACGAGGATGCCCGCGAGCCGATCCAGCAGGCCGCGCGGGCGGTGCCGGTGGTTGTCAAGGGTCAACCGAAATGGACTCGGCAGTTCGGGCTTGACATGGAAAAGGGAGGAGCTCGAGAGACCGCGGCCGGGTACGTGCTATTCCGCAAGGTCGATCTCGACGCGGTGAGCGTTACGCTCGAGGACAACGATCGGATCACGAAAATGGGGCACGTCGAGTGCGACGTGTATGTGATCCGGCTGGAATGGACCGGGCACTATCCCGATCAGGACGGGCCGAGCATGGTCAAGGCGCATTTCACAGATCGGCGACCGTCAAAGGGAGTCGAGGACTAATGCCGCGCGGTGCTATCAGATTGACCGGCAATTGGGCCGGGTTCAAGAAAGCTCTCGAGGGCCGGACTTTCACCACGGCCGCGCGGAAAAACATGCGCCGGGCAATGGGACTCGTCGGCACACTCGTTGCTCGGGAGGTCCGAGAGCAAATCAAGCGCGGCCGGTACAAGGCAAACGCCGCTCTCACCGTTGCGCTCAAGGGAAGCAACGAGCCGCTCAAGGGCAAGAGGACCGGCGAGCTCTGGCAGGCGATCACTCACAAGGTGATCGACGATTTCACCGTTTTCGTCGGAGTGCTCCGCACGTCCGGCGATTACAACGTCGCGGCCGCGGTGCATCAAGGGGTTTCGATTGGAGTCACTCCGCGAATGCGCGCTATGTTTTGGGCGCTCTGGAAAATGACTCTAGGCGTTCCGGGAGCGGAGCTCACCTCGAAACGGGCCGAGCAACTTTGGTCGTGGAATAAGGTTTGGTATCCGATCTCGAGAGCAACGCAAGCGATCGTGATTCCTCCTCGGCCGTTTATGGCTCGAGCGTTTCGCAGTCGAGGCACGCAACGGATCGTGCAAAAGGTTTTGACTGAGGCGCTCGACGCGACGTTTCAGGAGTTGGTAAAGTGAGGCTCAAGAAACTAATCAAGGAGCTCTGTTTCGAGGAGAGCGTGCGAAGTAAGATCACGCTCGGAGCCGACACCCGTTTGCATCCCGAGTCGAGTTGGTTGCAACTCCTCGCCGATATCAACGGTGCGTATCCGACGACCGACGATCTCACCGTCAAGACATGGGTCACGAATCCGCAAAGTGTTCGTCAATGGCTCGGTTTCGAGGCCGACGTCGCGCACACCGAGATCGACGGTTCGGTCGTGACCTCGGTCAAGTTTCGTCTCGGTGACGGCACCTCCGAATTCTATTGGGACGGCGGCGCGTGGTCCGCGGCCGGCGCCTCGGATTGGAACACCGAGGAGGAGATCGCCGACAACATTTCGGACTTTCCCGCGACCGAGCGCAAGATCCAGGTCGTGATCAACCTCAAGTCTACCAGCACGGCCGCGACTCCATTAGTGACCCGGATCAAGATCCTGTATGCCTCCGATATCGAATTTCAAGAGGATCTGATCTATCGGTCGCTTGTGCGGTTGCTCCGAAACGAGATCCGGGTCAAGGGTCGGCACGTGATCACGCTTTCGAGCGCGACCGACACGATCGATCTCGCCGACACATACCCGATCGAGACGCCGTACAACATCCGATCGATCGACGGGGTATTCAACCACACCGACGATTCGGAACACTGGACCGACTTGTTTTCGAGTTATAACCCGACGACCAAGGTGATCACGCTTTCGTCGACGGTCGCGGCCGGCAAGGTCGTCTGGATCGATTTCCTTTGGGAGCCCGAGGTCGCGGTCACGACTTCGCAAGACTACTCGGAGGTCGAGAAAGTTCCGTCGCTCATAATCGACGACATTGGTTTGATCGACGCGGTCGAGCGGGCCCGGCCGGAGTATGTGATCAACAAGTCGGCCGGGACCGGCGTCAAGGTGCCGGGCCCGTTGCAAGGGGATCTCGATCTCGTCTTGCACTTGATCACCGACAAGGGCGTCGATCAAATGCGTTTCGCCGACGAGGTCAAGCGGTTTTTCTCGAATCACCCGCAACTCGTATCAACCGGCCTCGACGAGGAATACGACTTATGGTTGTTCGACGAGTACGACATGACCACGGCGGCAAACCGCGGAGACATACACACCGGGCGCATGAGAGCGCAGATCCGAAACGTCTTGTTTTTTGTCCGGGAGTCGGAGGATATTTACCCGGTCGAGAAATTTATTTTGTCGGGTGATTTTGACACGATCATTCAGGCTTGAATTTCAAAGGAGGAAACAAAATGTGTGCTCAGAGAAGAATCGGACCCGTTCGCGGCGCAGGCGTTGCGATCGTGGAAAAGGAAGGCGACAAACCGATCGAGGCGGGAGCTCTTGGGTGGGCGGCGTATGCCGGGATTCTGGAAAAGGGCGACGTCGGCAAGCTGATCCAAGCGAGCTCGAAAAAGGCGTTCGAGAAAAAGTGCGGCGGGTATATCGACGACTCGTTGCTCCCGGATGCCTGTTTCGACTACTACGATCTCGCTCGCGGCGCCGGCGGTCTGTTGCTTGTGAGGGTCACCGACGGAAACGAGTTGCCGTCGGAGGTGACCTTGTATGCCCGACGCACAACTCAGTCGCCTATGGGAACGCTCAAGGCGAAAAACGGGGGTCGGTGGGGCGGCAAGGCTAACAAGTACACCGACGACATGCCCAACGGCGGCGCGACCGACCTCACGAACACGACCCTCGACACCGGGCAGGCCATGAAAACCGACGAGTGGAAAGGCGGATACGTCGAGCTCGCCGAGGTGCCGAATGTGCAGTATCCGATCATCGGCAACGACGACGCCGGCGTGATCACCGTCGCCGCGGATCAGACCATGCTCGACGACTGGACGGCCGGAGGCGCGACCGACGATCGGTTTTATCTTGTGCTCGAAAACGAGGGCAAGATGCTCTCCTATGAGATCCGCGACGGCGAGGAGAATCCCGACACCGAGTTCGGGCTTTTCATTTATGTCGACGGCGCGCTCGCGAACAATTGGGCCAACCTGTCGACCGATCCCGCGTCGCCGAGGTATTGGGTCAACGTGATCAACAACGACGGCAACAACGCCGAGATCGAGGTCGTCGATCTCTGGACCGGAGCACACGTCGCGGACGTCCGGCCGGCGAATCACTACGGCGAGATCGACACCGTGACCGCGACGGTCTTGACCGCGGTGATCCATGAGTTCAACCCGGCCGCGACCGGAGACGGCAACGGCACGTGTGCGCTCGGGACCACGACCGACGACATGGTCGCGCAGACCTTGACGATCACTTTCACCGACCCGACCACATACGACGTCGTCTCCGACAAGTTCGGCACGGTCGCGAGCGGTGAGACCGTCGGCACTCAAACGGATCCAAACAACAAGTGGACACCTCCGTTCACCCTCACGGCCGGAGCGACCGCATGGGAGGCCGCGGACGTCGCGACCTTGACCTACAAGCCGTTCGTGCCGGACTCGTTGATCGACGGGTACGTGTACCCGGACAAGGTCAATGCGAAGCGTGAGAAGTATCGGATCGTCGACAACGATCACGACACGATCACCGCGGCACCGGGATCCGACCTCACCGTGAGCGGCGCGCCGGCCGACGAGTTCCTCGTCGTCGCTCCGCTGGAAATGGAGGGAGGCCGCGACGGGATCGCCGACCTCACCGACGCGGACTATATCGCCGCGTGGGACACCGCGACCTCGTTGTTCAATCAGATCCACGGCAAGAATCTCGGGCTTGTGAAAATGGCAACGCCGGGGATCACCTCGACCGCGGTGCAGAAAGCCGGGATCGCATACGCCGACGCGAAAAACCATCAGTATCGGATCGAGGTGCCGGACACGACCACGACCGAGGAGTCGGCGGATCTGTACGTCAACGACACGATCGGGCGTTCCGATTTCGCCGTCGTGAATTTCCCGTCGTATGCGTATGTCACCGATCCCGACGACGACGGATCGGGCAAGCGCAAGCTCGTCTCATGCACCGGCATGATCCACGGCCGGGAGGCGCGCACGGCGGTCGACTACACCGGGTATCACAAGGCCGGCGCCGGCGTCGATCAGATCCTCCCGTCGATCCTCGAGCTCCCGACGGGAGACACGATCCTCGACGAGGAGTATCTCAACCCGCTCGGGATCGGTCTGATCAAAAAGGTCAAGGGCAATTTCGTCCTGTGGGGCGATCGCACCTTGCACGTCGATCCCGCGTGGAAGTGGAAGCATCAACGCGAGATGCTCTCGTATTACGAGAACGTGCTCCGCGAGTCGTTCGACTGGATCATTTTCATGATCAACGATCCGGTCACCGAGAAAATGGCGCTCACTTCCATGAAAACCTTTTTCCTGCCGGAGTGGCGCAAGCGTGCGCTCCGCGGCGACACTTTCGAGGAGGCGGCGCGGATCAAGATCGACAGCGAGATCAACACCGACGTCGTGCGCGCGGCCGGCGAAATGTACGCGCAAGTCGCGTTGCAACTGGCCGACACCGTCGAGCGGTTCATCATCGAAATCGGCAAGCAGGGAATTTTCGAGTCGGTTGCCGCGTAGGTGTTCCGGTAGGGGGGGATCGGGAGGCCGATCATGGTAGACGTGAAAAAGCAACGCGGACAAGGCGGGCCCCCGCAACGACAGGGCGGCAAGGCAACTTGCGAATGTCCGAAGTGTGGGTTTGTCATGGAACACACCGAGCGCGGAACACCTTGCATCAAATTCAAGTGCCCGAAGTGCGGCGCCACGATGGGACCGCCCGGAGGCGAGCACGGATTCAAAAAAGAGGAAACCAAAAAAGGTTTTTGGGACGGCGTGATCTAGCGTCGCACCGAAACGAAAAAACAAGGAGGATCAGTCATGGCGGTAACACTGAAAAAGTATGTGGGAGACGGCGGCGCAGGTCTTGACGACTCAATGGGATTCGACAACCTGTACGACGTGCTCAAGGCACTCGCCGACGCGCAAAACGATCTGGTGACGCAGTTCAATCAGTTCCGGGCCGACTACAACGCGAGCACGGTGCCGACGACCTCGACCGATTTGGCGTCGGCCGTGACCGTCGAGTAGGCAACTCAACCCGGTCAAAGGATCTTGTAGAGGGATCCTTGCCGAAAGGAGAAAGGCAATGAAAGGCGTATTGCAGAAAGATCACATCCCGGTCAACAAGTATCAGTTGCTTGTGCTCGGGATGCCGGCGCTAACCTTCACCGAGATTTCGGGGATCGAGGAGGAGTTGCAGACGACCGAGCTCCCGGATCGCACGACCGCCAGTGGAGGGCACACGGGCCCGGTCGAGTTCACCGCGCAAACTCCGCTCTGGCATACGATCGAGCGGATCGCGCTCGAGGCGTGGCTCGTCGAGGGACAGGATCCCGTTTCGCCTCTTTACAAAAAAGAGGCGACCCTTGTGTTGCAGTCGATCTCGGGACAGACGATCGCGACCTACTCAATGCTCGGGTTGTACGTGAGCAAGAGAGGTCTCCCGGATCTCGCAATGGAAAACGAGGGCGAGGGCGCTTTCATCGAATGGACTTTCAAAGCGGATCAGTTGCTCCCGGTCTAACCGTCGACGCAACGACCCCGCAAGGTTTTGACCTATCAAGATCGCTCCGGCGATCGATTGGAGGTAAACCATGCAACCCAACGAACCCGGAAACAAGATCAATCGGACAACCCTCGGCGAGCACGGTTTGAAGCTCCCGATCGGTGTTCTCGACAGCAAGACCGGAAACCTCGGCAAGGTTTTCGAGGTCCGGCCGTGGCGCCTCAAAGAGGAACGCGAGATCGGAAAGATCCGAGCGGCCAACGAGCACGCCTCGGTCGCGGAGTATGTCGCAATGGTCCTCGCGACCATGTGCATACGATTCGGCAACCACGATTTCGAGAAAATGAAATTCGAGGAGCGACGGTTGCTCCTTTCAACCGCGTACATGGCCGACGTGTTTTATGCTTACGTGTGGTTGAGAAAAGACGCGGTCGGAAACGAGTTGAAACTCGATCTCACGTGCGGGAGTTGCCGGTCGAAATTCGATTTCGTCGGAGACCTCAACTCGGTCGAGGTTGGCTCGATCGACAAGATTGACGACGGAAATTGGTCGTACAAGCTCAAGACGCCGATCGAGATCCGCGGCAAGCTGATCGGCGAATTCAAGCTCGGCCCGGCGAGGTGGAACACTCTCGAGACGATCCCGGCCGGCACTCGTCGGTTCGATACTGGCGCCGCGAAGTCGGCGATCATCCGGGGATCGATCATTGAGCTCGGCGAGCTCGGAGCGATCCCGGTGACCGACAACGAGCTTGACGAGCTCACGAAATACGATCTCGAGCGGATCACAACCCTGATCAACGATCGACCGATCGGCCCGACCATGTCGGTCGAGGGCAAGTGCACCTCATGCGGAGCACCTTTCGAGCACGCGATCGAATGGGCGACCGATGATTTTTTCGCACCTTCCTCGAGTTGAGAAAGGAGGAGGATCTCCTCGAGGAGGCGTTCGTGTTCATGTATTACCTGCCGGGGATCACGTTTCAAGACCTCCTCGGCATGACCTCGAGAGAGAGGTTATGGTTGTTGAAACGACTTGCAAAGGAGCTCAAGAGTCGCCCGCGCATGTCGCGTTTTTTCTAGGAGGTTGATCAAGTGGCGCTCACGAAAGTCGGTCTAGGCGCGGAAATCAACGTCAACCCGCGAGGAGCGGTCAAGGGCATGGGACAGGCCCGGGATGCAATGGGCCGTTTCACAAAGTCGACGGGCGACGCGACAGCCGCGATCGGCCGGACCGAGTCGGCCGCGACTCGTGCCGCGCAGAGAATCGGGCAGGCTTTCGTCAAGGCCGGCGACAAGATTGACAAGTTCGGGCAGTCAATGCGTTCCGTTGCAATGGCGACGGCCGGAGCAACGGTCGTCGTCGGCGCCGGCGTCAAGCAAGCGGCCGACTTTGAACAAGGCATGGCCGATCTCGGTGCCGTTGTTGTTGCCGGTAAGAATCCCCCGGCCGACGCAATGGAGCAACTCACGGCGAAAGCTAAAGAGATGGGGATCATCACCGCTTTCTCCGCGAGCGAAGCGGCCGACGCAATGCAAGAGCTCGCTCGAGCCGGTGCGACTGTCGAGGAGAATGTCGGCGGGATCAAGGGAGTGCTCGACCTCGCGGCCGCGGGGAACGTGTCGTATCAAGAATCGGCAATGATCGTCGCCAATATCACCCGGGCAATGGGACGATCGTTCAAAGACTCGACGCAACTTGCCGACGTGCTCGCAATGACCTCGGCGCGGACCAATGTCACCGTGACCTCACTCGGCGACGCGTTCCGATACGCGGCGCCGCAAGCGAAAGTCATGGGCATGAGTGCCGAGGAAACCGCGGCCGTGCTCGGAAAGCTCGGCGACGCGGGTCTCAAGGGATCGATCGGCGGCACCTCCTTTACAAACATGATGGTCAAGCTCACGAAACCGAGTGAGAAAGCCAAAAAGATAATGAAGAAGTTTCGGATCGAGCTCGAGAATACCGACGGCACTCTCAAGCCGATCTCCGATATCGTCGGGCAGTTTTCGTCAAAGCTCAAAGGCATGACAAGCTCGGTTGATCGCGCGGCGATCATGACCGAGATTTTCGGGATCCGCGGACAAAAGGCGTTCGCCGCACTCATGCAAGCCGGCGAGCAATCGATCGCCGAAATGGTTTCGGATCTCGAGCAAGCCTCCGGCGTCGCCGACAAGATGGCGCAAACCCGTCTCGCCTCTCTCAAGGGGCAACTCAAAATGATGGCGGCATCGGTCGAGGGTCTCTCGATCGAATTGTTTTCGGGACTCGGCGAGGGAATGCGAGGCACGGTCACCGAGGCAACGGCGGGTCTCAATAACATTCTGTATGCCGTGCAAGGTCTCAAGGCGGCACAAAAGGAGGGAGCGGATCAACAGGCGGTTGTCAACAAGTTGACCGAAAAATACGGCGAGACTGTCGTTGCAGTCGCACAGGGGATCATGGACGCGATCCAGTTTATGAAAGACGCTTGGAACGCGGTCGTCGACACGATCAAGTCGGTTGGCCGGGCGCTCGAGTCGGTGCTCGGCAAGCGAGGCGTTCGGGTGCTCGTCGGGATCATTGGCAAGGTGACCATGCTCGCGGCCGTGATTGCACCGATCGCCGCGGTGCTCGCCGGGATCGCGTTTGTGCTCAAGGCGGTCGTGTGGCCGGCGATTATCAAGACCGGCAAGATCGTCAACTCGACTTTCGGGAAGTGGCTGATCCTCCTCACTCTCGTCGCAAAGTTCATCGGAGACGTGAGCGAGAAAGCCGGCAAGAAAGACGCGGCCGTGCAAGCGAGGATCGATCGACTCCGGTCTCGGAACGCGGAGCGACAAAAGCTCTATGCTTGGAAAGCGTCGCGGGCCGACAGGGCGGCGGATAGTGCGAGACTTGCATCGGCTGAAAAGACATTCCAGCGAGCGCAACAATTGCGAGATCGAGGTTCCATAAGCGAGGCGCATTTCGCGAATCAGAAAAAGATCTATGCCTCCGAAGTCGATCGACATTCCTCAACGAGCTATGAGCACCAAACTCTCAAGGCCGTCGAAATGGCGCAGACCGCGGGCGACAAGTACCAAGAGGTCGCGCAAGGCGCGGTCGACGCCGCGGGCACCGCGTCGGAGGCATGGGTCAAGGGCGCCGGCGACGTCAAGAATGGAGTCGCGCAGATCACCGCGGCCGAGGAGGAGCTCGCCGACGAGCACACCGGGTTGATCGGTCTTTTCGTTGACGGTTGGGATCTGATCACCGACGGCGCCGTGCTCGCGTATGAGGGTCTCGGCGGCACGACCGAGAGGGTCAAGCAACAACGGATCGAAATGATGCTCCTCAACAAGGAGTATGATCGCCTCGCGGCCAAGTGGTCGAGGCGCACCGGTGAATTTCGAGCGCCGGGCGCGCTAGATGTTTTGGGGCAAATGGTACATGAGGCAATGGAGGAGGGGCGGATCAAGGGCGAAATGGAACGCGAAAAGGAGCTCATGCGGATCGAGAAACAAAAGGAGAGGGACAAGAGAGAGCAAGAGGAATGGACAAAAGAGTTTCATGGAAAGTTCGACGATTGGGCGAAAGCTCAACGCGAGGCCGAGACAAACGTCAACATCAAAAACACGATGTGTCTTGACGGCAAGGCGGTCTCATGGGCTCTCACGAAACAGCAACAGGAGATCCAGCAACGGGCCGGCGCGAAGTCGACCAAGTATCAGCAAACCCTTTCGCGGCAACACGGCGCACTCCCGGGCACGGTCAACGTGAGCTCGTCGTAAGGAGAGGACAATGCCGGGTATAAAATTCAAGTTGCCGGAGCTCGAGAGTTGGTTCCTTGCCAACGACGAAACCCTCGAGGAGTTTCAAGGGCAGTTTCCCCCGCAGGATATCGCGCACGAAATCACCGCGGCGTGGGGCGAGGATACGGCACTCAACCGGCAACACACGATCCTTTCGTTTCTGCACGGCAACGCGGAGACGCTCTCATTCCAGGCGAGGCTTTACGCGCTCGACGCGCTCGACGACGTAACAAAGCGTTTCAAGATGCTCGTCGGTTGGGTGAAACGAGATCCCGATCTGAAACGACCTCCGATCCTGCAATTCTGGATCGGGAACGCGGCCGTGAGTTTTCGCCGGTGCATCCTCGAGGCCGTGACCGGGATCGTGTATCACAGTTTCCGAAACGACGGGAGCCCGCGCGATATCGAATTTACCCTCAACTTGCGCGAGTATCACCCTTATGAGTTTGTGTTTCAGACACCCGGCGAGACAGGTCAAACCCGATACCACCGGGCCCGGTTGCACGATTACTATGAATGGCTCGCGCAACGCGAATACCGCGATCCCATGAAAGGGATCCAGATCCGCAACGCGCACCCGGACAAGCCAAACTTGCAACCGGCCGATGTCGTCGTAATGCCGAGCAAGGATAATCTCGAGACCGGGTCGCCGGCGCCGAGCTCGATCGCATTGTCAACCGCTTTCGGCCGGGCCGACACTCCGCAACGGTCGCTCCGGCTTTCGACATTTGACTCGAGAAATCGATCTTTCACCTCGTTGATCCAAGGAGTTTGAAGTGCCCGAGCTCGCAATACGACCCGACCCGTCGCCGAATTTCAATATTCGGGTGCAGGGGTATAAGCTCGATCAGCGGGTCTTGCAATTTATCAAGACGGTCGAGGTCGAGCGTTCGGATTCGATCGTCGATCAATGCAAAATTTCGATGGTCGATCCCAACGGGATCGTTTCGAGCTCGAAAGTGTTTGCACCCGGCAACGAGATCGAGATCGACGTAGGTTGGAAAAACCTGTTGAACGTGGGCCGCTTTATTCTCATGCCGGCGAAAGTCTCGTTTCCGCTCGACGGAAACCAGACATACGATATCACCGGTTACAGCCGCGACTTTTTTCTCGGCGAGTCT